CTTATAAACCTTTCAATTGATCCGTGATGATGGGGCAGATTAAGCCGCCAACCCCCGCTTGCGCTGCGCAAATTCAGCCTCGATCACCGCCACAACATCGTCGTCGAAGTGGTTGCGATGGCGCTTGGTCCACTCGCCTTCGAGCGCGGCAAGGGCATCCTTGTCGGCCGCATCGGCGATCTGCTCTCTGATCGACCTGGCAAGCATGGTGACGGAATCCTCGCCAGCGTCCTCGGTGTCGGAATTGGCGGCGGCCGCTTCTTCCTGCCGGCGGGTTTCGGGGATCTCGTCGCCAAGTTCTTCGGCCAAGGTTGGTTGAGGCGTTGCGGAAGCCAGAAGGCTCGCGGCGGTGAGCCCCTGCATTTCGGGGAACTCGTCAACCGCAGAAATTTCGTTGCGCTGGATGCTCCCGTAAGAGACGCGCAAGTTCGCAAGATCGACCGCCGAGAAATTGGCGACCAGCCCCATCTTGCCTTCAATGCGCGCCCTAGAAACGCCGATCTTCTCGAAGGCGGTAACGGCCTCACTGATGCGAACGGGAAGCGGCTTTTCGTCATTGTCGCCTTGCAAAGTCTGGTGACATTGCCGCTCTGCCGCTTTGGTGAGGTAGGGTGGGAGGACCGAGAAAATGCACTCGCGCAAACGCCGTGCGCCCATGTTCGCGTTGTTCTCGTAGATGTCGCGCATATCGGTCAGCACTTCGCCGCCACCCCGCTTGTCGCGCTTGTGCGGGACGAGGAATTGGGTCTGCGAGCGGGTGTTCGTTTCCAGATCCCAAGCATAGGCCATCATTTCGGAAACATGCCGGTCGTCGTCGCGGTCCAGTTCGACCACGGCGTAGATGATATTCCCCCAACACCGGGCCAATTCCCGCGCCATGTGAATCGTGGGGCCGCTGACAGTTTGCCCACCGCGCGGGAACTTGAAGAATGCGGACTGCGCCACGTCCTGCGACCGGCAGCTTTCGAGGACTTCGGCGACCGCGCGGGTGCGATCACGCGGGCGCCGGTCTGCCACAACAAGCGCGCCTTGCACTTCTGCGACGGCGCGCGACTGCTCAATGACCGTGCCTTGGCTGCGAGCGCCCGTTCCGGCCGCTTGTTGCCTCAAATCATCTGCGCTCAATTTGGCGACTTGCTTGCTCATTTCGTTCTCCAATTTCTCAGCCTGCGTCGGCCATTATGTGTTCAGCGGTGGATTGTTCTTCGATCTGCATTCGGGCGTAGATCGGCAGGCCAACTTCGGCGGGCTCGTCAGCGTATCCCGGCCACTTCCCGGTTTTCAGGCAGCGTTCGTAGATGGCGATCGCCCGGCGATTGAGCAGCCGCCCGCGCTGAATGTCCTCGGCGGGCAATTCGTAGAGCGCGACGCAATACGGCGGCTCTTTCTCGACCACGACATGCAGCCAGTTGGTCGGGCGGACATCATAAACAGCGTGGATGCCATCAGAATACCAAGCCGCGCTCTGGTGATAGCCGAAGTTGTTGATCGCCCGGCTGAAACCATCCTTGCTTGCGTGGGCGGGGGCGACGAATTTGAGATCCGGCACTGCCATGACCTTCCGCTTTTCCAGCAGCGAATGAGGCCGGAAGTCAGGCCGGGCGCGCAGCCAAAGGCCGGTGAGAGGATCTTGCCAAACCAGCGTCTCCTCGGCCACGCCGTTCGTAAGCGTGGCGACCGCGAGCGAGTTCGTCTTGATCGAGGCCACCATCGCCTTGAGCGCTTCGTGCTGCTCGAACGTCAAAACCGTCATGCCAGATTTGAGCGCCGCATCGGCTTCGGCAATCTCGTCGGCCATCGCCTTCGTTTTTGCGCGCGAGAAGCCTTCGGTGGTGACGAAATAGTGATTGCGGAAAGTGTCGGGCAGCAAGATCGCGTCATGGCAGGCGCGGCCCAAGCTGAAATGCGGCTTGTCGGCCTCTGGCGGGCGGTTCGGGTTCAGCGGACTGTCATGGAAGTAATGAAGTGGCGACTTCGACAGGATCGTTTTCGCGCCGCTGGACGACAGCGAGGGGCCGGGGAGCAAGTTCGCGTTGCGGTGATATTCCTGCGAACTGATGTCGGCGTATGCGCCGGCCTGTGTGAGAAGGGGGGCGGTCATTGGGCTTTCTCCCGGCACAGCGCATGGTAAACCCGCTTGCAGGCCCGGACATCGACCAGAGCGTCATGCGCGCCCTCAAGTTCTTCATCGAAGAAATGGCGCACGCATTCGGTCAGGCTCGCGGACTTAGGCTTGGTGAAACCCGCCGCCACCATCCGAGGGGTTGGCGGGAGGTTCACAATAGGGGTTGCCGCCTGCATCGTGCAGAAGGCCGGTATGCGGGGCTCCCACTTGAAACCGTGCGAGCGCGTGATGGTGATCCGCAGAATGCGAATATCGAAGGAAATGTTGCGGCCGACCAACTGGCTCGACTTACCAGCGAGGTCCATCATGGCCTCAATTGCAACCTTCGCGTCGATGCCTTCGTCCATCGCTCGCTCAAGTGAAATGCCGTGCGCCGCAAGGGCTTCGGGCGCGATCACGCACCCGGCATAGGGTCGGACGATCGACTGCCAGCTTGCGGCCTCGCCGCCATCATAATCGGCATGAATGAACGCCAATTGGAGCAGGTGCGGTTGGCTTGGGTGATCCGATGGTGCGCGCCAATTCGGCAAGCCGCTCGTCTCAGTGTCGAAGAACAGGTTCATGCCGCCACCCGCTCGGCAGCAATGGCCGCATCAATCGAGCAATCGCACAGCGGGCCATGCGCGCCGAACCGGCCAACAACGCCGGTCGGAAAGCCCGACCGGACCAGCCAGTCGAACCGGGCTTGCGACGGCGTGAAATTGTGAGGGCTGACGCTCAGCAGAACATCAAAGGCGGGGCCGCGCGCAATATAGGGTTCGGGATAGCCGGGCGCGTTCCAAGCGGTGCGCAGTTCCCAGCCACAAACCGGGGAGACATTCGCAACGCGGGCCGTAGGCGACCAGCGCGGCCCATTCGGTGCGGGAGGCGCGTCGCGGGCAATAATCTCGAAAGCGTGGTTTTGCATGATCGCTCCATCGGGTGATGGAGCCATAACACCATAACGGTGTTAGCGTGTCAACACCATAATGGTGTCGCGCACGAAATCACGTCAATATCGAGATTGGCGTATCTGCCTGCGAGCGTCGCGGGCCATCTCCCCCAGCATGACTTGCTCGCCAGAAGGCCGCTGACCGCGCCGGATCATCGTGCAGAGCGGGACATCAATGCCTCCGTAATCGGGGTCGGCGGTATCACAGGGGCAGTAGCTCGAATAACATGGGCCAACCGGCGTTGATCGCGTTGGTGTGGGGGGTGGGGATCGTGTGGGTGACGGTGTGGGGGTGGGTGGTGCAGCCTGTGCTATAACGGGTGGGGGTGCGGTGCGCTTGGGCGCCATTATTGGGCCTTCTGCCAGCGGAGCGGGCTTGGCGTTTGGTTCGGACGCGCACGCTGGCAAAACCACCAAGGCTAGAATCAGGCAAATCCGCAAGCTCATACGTCCCTCTCAATCCTCACGACCCGCCCTGCAATTAGCAGGCTATCCGCGTCAACTTCCTGATCGCTTACATGCGGATTGTCCGACATAACCAACACCCGGTTCTCACCAATCGCGCGAAGCCTCTTTATAGCAGCCGCGCCGAAAAGCGAGATGGCCCAAAGCCTGTCTTGTTGGCTCAGTTGGCGCTGCGTTGTGTCGTTCCATACCGAATCGTTGCTCAAAAGTGTTGGGTGCATACTCTCACCGACGCCGTGGGCGAGCCGTAGCTTCGCCGGAGCCGTCCGAGTGAATGTGCGAAGATAGTCTAGGTCGAAACTGACGGGCATTTCTTCGACGTAATGGTCTATATCAGTGCCCGGCCCCATAGAAAAAGACAGGTCAAGTTGAGCAATAGTCACCATCTCGCCGCGCTCGGCCGGCCGCGTGGGCGCCTGGTCAGCATATAAACCCTCGCCGTCTGGCACTGGCGAGATGATCGCTGCCGCATCCACCCCAAAGGCTTCCGCAGCGCGATCAATCCAATCTTGACGCAGGCTCCGCGAACCCTTTTCAAGCCGCTCTATCTGCTGCGGGCTGGTGTTCATTTTCTTGGCAAGAATCGGGCGGCTCCATCCTTTTTGCAGGCGGAACCTCTCGATGTTGTTGACGCTGTTCATGGCTTGAATACCTGCACCAAATCGGTGCCCTTTGCATATGGGCCAAATTGGTGTTGACGAATGATGCCTTTTGACACCATAATGGTGTTGCAAGGAGATCATCGAATGCAACTTGGTGTTTGGCTAGAAGCCAGCGGCTGTTCCAACGCAGAGTTTGGCAAGCGCATTGGGCGCAGTGCTGAGGCTGTGCGCAGGTATGCTGGGGGCGAACGCATCCCTGATCGCGAGACTATGCCGCGTATCGTGGATGCAACGAACGGCAAGGTCACAGCAAACGACTTTTTCGGCATTGCCCAGGCCGCCGCGAAGTGCGGCGCATGACCAGCTTGAACCACATTCAGATGGCCGGGAGTTCTGCCACTCTCCCCGGTCGGCGCGGGCGCGCACCCTCTCCCCTTTGTTGTGCGCGCCCCGCCATCTTTTCGAACCTCCTTCATTCCTCAGTTTCTACACAGGAAGGGCAACGAGATCATGCGTGACGCAACTACCATCATGCGCGAGCGGCAAAGCGCCGTCCGCCGTGAAATGGACCGCCGGGGGATTGCCCCGAAGCAAGTCGAGTTCGACAGCGGCATCCCTTATTCGACGTTGCTCTCCTACTTCCCCGCTCCGGGCGGCGAACGTGAACCTGCGAATATTCCGATGGCCGCCGTGTTTGCACTGGTCGAAGGCAAGGCGTTGCCGCTGGATATGCTGGCGCTTTTGCTGCCGACCGGGTTTCTGATCGTGGCTGTGCCTGATGTGGTTGACCATGATGTCGCCGCCGAAGCGATGCGGTCCTACCTCCACACCAAAGACCGCGCGCACCATCCCGAAAGCCCGGCTGGGCGCGAAATTGCAAATGGCGAGGATGCCGACCTGCGCGCTCGCCTTGCCGTGGTGCCTCGCTCGTGATCGGCCCGTTCACTGCCCTTGCCATCGGCGTGATGTGCTTCGGCATCGGCGCGCTTTGCATGTTCATCTCAATGATCCGCACTGCGGAAGAATGTGATTGGCTTGCCGGTCGCAACGAGGAAATGAGCAAGGAACTGGAACTTCGCCGCCGCCATCAACAGGTGGCGGGTGACTATATCCGCGAGAATGCCCATTTCGTGAAGGTCGGCAAGGCCCGCGTGGAAGCGCTCGAAAAGGCTCGCGCCAAGCGCCGTGCGGCATCGGCAGGTGCCAAGTGAACGCCTTGCCGCAATCCCACGGCTCGCAGCAATTGCGGCAATTTCGGATCGCGACCCGCAACGGCGCATCCCTTGAGGAAGCCTGCGCGGCAACCGGCGGCATTATCCCGCCCGAAGAAGGTCGTCTGTGGCTGGTCCAAGACGCGAAGAATCCGCCACCAGAAGAAGCCTTCGAGCTTCTCTATGACCCTGCTGCGACGGTGGACGCAGCGCAACCAAAGGAAAGCGCCATGGCAACCGCCGCAGTGCAAGAAGCTCCGATCACCGGGGAATACAAACGGCCCGATGCCCGCAAGGCCATCGAGATTTTCGACAAGCAGATCTCCCCGAAACTGGCTCATCTCGCCACCATCAAGGGCGACCTGTCCGAACCGTGGGGCGACCTGAAAGAACAGTCGAATATCTCGAAGAAGGACTTCAACTACGTCCAAGGGCTCGTGGATGAAGAAGATGACGCGAAGCGCGAGCATCGCATCATCGCCCTGTTCGAACTGATGACGGCGCGCGGGCTTGGTATGCCCGACGATCTGGTCACGCGGGCCGATGGCACGGCTGGCATGGCTCTCCCCACCATCAAGCGCACCGGCCCGAAACTGGTCACGTTGCCCGTCGCTGATGCCGACGATGGCGACGACGATGATGCCGATACCGAAAACGACTGACTGATGAGGCCGGGCGGGTTCCTCCCGCCCGGCGCTCCCTTGTGGAATCCCCTATGACCATCCTCGCCCTCGATATGTCGAAATCCCGCACCGGCTGGGCCTTTTGGCGGCCCGGCATGAACTGCAATGCGCCGTTCGGCCATTGGGTTCTCGGCGGCGAATACAGCAGCGAGGGCATGACCTACGGCAAGGTCCACGAACGGCTGTCCGAGATGCACATGGTCGAGAAGATCACGCGCATCTACATGGAACAGCCAATCCACCCGGCTAGCCTCACCGGGCACACCAATATCGACACCCTGCGCGTGTTGGCTGGCGTTTGTGCCCACGTTCACAGTTTTGCCGCTGCCATGCGCCTCCCGGTTCCGGTCGAGATCAATGTTTCGAGCTGGCGGCGCGGCTTCATTGGCCCGCAGAAGCGCGGCACCAAGAGCAAGACGCTCAAAGACCTCACGATGGAGCGCTGCCGCCAACTGGGCTTTGCGCCCAAGTATGACGATCAGGCCGACGCGATCGGCATCCTGACATACGCGCTGGACCACCACGAGCATGTGACGCCGCCTTGGCTGTCCAGCGAGCGGTTGGGCTTGGGGGACATGAAATGACCCTGCGCGCTGAATTTACCGGACACCGCCCCCCCCTCCTACCTGCAAGCGGCCCCGGCAGTCGCTTCGATGCCCAACCAGCGGATTCCGAGCGATCGGATACGTGGCGAGCGGTCGGGGGACGCGGTTGCATACATAGTGGCTGCGAATGGTTGGGAATGCCGGAATTTTTTGGGGGTGTGCGGTGAGCGCGCCCGCACCCTTCGACGGGTTGCGCATGTTTGGCTACTCGGTGATTCTTGCAGATCCGCCGTGGTCATTCGAGAATTGGTCCGAAGCTGGCGAGGATCGCAACGCCAAGCAGCATTACGACACGATGACGTGGCAGGAAATTGCCGCGCTCCCTGTCGGACACCTTGCGAGCCGCGACTGCGCACTTTTCTTGTGGGCTTGCGATCCGTTGCTGGACAAAGCCTTTGAGGTGATGGGCGCGTGGGGCTTTCGCTTCGTGACCGTCGCTTTCACTTGGGCAAAGCGCAGCAAGACCGATGCCGCATGGCACATGGGCACCGGCTATTACACTCGCGCCAACCCGGAAATTTGCCTGCTCGGCATGATGGGCAGCCTGCCTCGTATGGATGCGGGCGTTCGGCAATTGCTGGTCGAACCGAGGCGCGAACATAGCCGGAAGCCCGACCGAGTGCATGGCGACATTGAGCGCCTGTTCGGCCCGCAATCCAGCGTGGAACTTTTTGCCCGCCAGCGCCGCCCCGGATGGGATTGCTGGGGCAATGAAACTGACAAGTTTGAGGGGGCAAATGAACATGCGAATTGATTTGAGCGCGGCCCCGTCCGCCATGGAGACGCTTGCCGCGTCATGGGCGAACCGCCCGAAAGCGCAACCCGTCCGGTCGCAGCCTGATCAGCGCGCCGCACCCTACAGGCCGCAGGTGTTCGCCAAGCCCGACATCGTAACCTTGCCGCCCCAACGCGTCGTTCGCAAGCCTCAGGCCAGTGCTGAGCGGCCATTGTCGAACAACCAAGAGCAGATCACCGCGCAGGTCGCCCGCCAATTTGAGGCCGAGCTTCGCAGCTACTTGGCCCCGCCTGAGCCAGATCCAGCCTCATATGCGGCCAACCTTCCATTTGAAATCGCCGAAGCGCTGATTGGCGCAACGCGCTGCACCGCTCACGATTTGCTCGGCAACAGCGAAGTGCCCGACAATGCTCTCCTCCCCGAACTTCGGGCGCGCGGCCTCGTCTATTTCAACAACCGTTGCCTTTCGATCTTCGCCCGCGAAGTGCGCAAGGTTCTGTTGAAGGACCGGGGCTGATGGTCGCCTTGGCCTTGGATTGCGCCGACGCGCTTCACTCGGAATTGCTGGCGCAAGCCTCGCAGGAAGGCGTTATCTATCGCGCCATCTACGAGGCCGCGAAAGCAGGTGAGCCATCGCCGAGCGATTGGTTTCTCGCCGGTCTGATCAACCGAAGCTCTTACAGCGTGCAGACTTCGATCAAGCGCCTTGAGCGGCTCGGCACAATTGAAGTGGTGCGCGACCGCCGCCGCCGCGTTTTCATTGTCGCACATGGCGGCTGGCGGACCCAAGTTTCGAACGCCGCCGAGATGTCAGAGAACGACTATCGCCGCCGCGCCATGTTGCAGGCGGCCGCGAACGAGCAGGCCCCGAAACCGATCGCCCCGCGCGAACCTTGCTTCATGTGCGGCGTCCGTGGCGACATCGGCTGCCCACACCAACCTTGGGGCGGGGCGCAATGACCCTCTCCATCGCGCAGGCCGACAAGCGCCGCGACCTCATGAACGAGAAGCGCCGCTTGCTCGGCAAGGTCGAGCGCTACCGGCGGCTGCGCGATGAATACCATGTGATGTGGGCTGAGGCCGAATTGGAACTCGGCGCCGTCACCACAGAACTCGCCACTTACGAAAGGATGCGCCGACCATGACCAGCATGAACCGCTTGCTGCGCCCGTTTCGCCGCCAGGTCGATCCCAGCGCAGCGGCCCGCGCAATGGCCCTGCAGGGCGTCCGGCATCGCAAGGCCAAGGTGCGCGCCACCTGTGATGCGATGCGCGCCGAGATGGGGCTTCCTGCTTTGCGGTGGCCGAAATGAGCGAGTTTCGCTTCCTTTCGGTTTGCAGTGGGATCGAGGCTGCATCGCAGGCCTGGCATACGCTTGGATGGCAATGTGCGGGCGTGAGCGAGATCGAAAAGTTCCCGCGCGCCATTCTTGAGCATCGGCTTGGCGCGGTTCCGGTCGATTACGAGACGCACCGCTGGCAACCCGGCAGCAACATGACGCCGATGTTCGGCGACTTCACCAAAATCGAGGAGCATCACGTTGGGCCAATTGACCTTCTTGTCGGAGGAACCCCCTGCCAATCGTTCAGCGTCGCAGGAAAGCGCCTCGGACTGGACGATCCGCGCGGCAACCTCACCCTTGAATTTCTGGCGCTGGCTAAACGAGTTCGCCCCACCTGGATCGTTTGGGAGAATGTCCCCGGAATCCTGTCACATGACGGCGGACGGACATTTGGAACCTTCCTCGCTCTCATGGGGGAATGCGGGTTCCGGTGGGCCTACCGAGTGCTGGACGCTCAATATGCAAGAGTGGGTCGCTTCGGACGCGCTGTGCCACAACGACGCCGCCGTGTGTTCGTTGTCGGATATTCTGGAGCCGACGACCTCGATCCCCGCGCGGTTCTATTTGACCGCGAAAGCCTGCGCGGGAATCCTGCGCCGCGCCGAGAACAGGGGCAAAGAGTCGCCCCCACTATTGCAGCGCGCACTCGCGGGGGTGGTGGGCTCGGAACCGATTTCGACGGCGACACAGGACTGATTTCGCAGCCGGTCGCCCCAACGCTCAACGCCCACTTCGGCGAGAAGCAAGGGCTCGAAGACCAGCACATCAACGGGGGGGGGGGCATGTTCGTCCTCCAAGGTGGCGATGTGCCTCAACGCGGGTGCGATGGGCCGATTGGGCGCGGAATCCGAAACGCTCATTCCCGTAAACAGGTGCGGGTTCGATGAAGTTGTTGCCGTAGCTCCGACATTGCGCGCTGGCGGGAACGCAACCGGCGGCACCCGGCCATACGGGACGGATGCGGACACCTGCGAAAGTCTCGTGCCGTGCTACGGCCTCGCGACGCAGCAAGAGCCAAAGTGGGCCGATGGCGTTTCGCCGACATTGCAGGTGCCAAGCAAAAGCGGTGGTGGGCAACCCCATTGCGCCGTCTATGCCATCCAAGAACGCGCCGTGTGCGAGAACCCTGGCGCCGGGCCGGATGGCATTGGTTGCCGGGGCGATGGTGCAGCATATACGCTTGAAGCTCGGCAAAATGTGCAGGCGGTAGCATTCGCCCAAAACCAACGCGGCGAATTGCGGACCAGTGATGTCTCGCCGCAGATCACATGCGGCGGGGGGAAGCCCGGCGAAGGTTATCCGGCCATCGCATTCAAGCCGGGAAGTAGCCCAGAAGGTCGCTCAATTGGCGCACAGGAGGAAGTTGCCTGCACTCTGGAATCTGGTGGTGGTGGAAACAACAGGCAAGCCATCGCGTTCCCAACCGAGATGTCGGCAACGCAATGCGCCAGCCCCGAAGAACGGGACCCTGCGCTTTCGGTCGGGCACACAACCTCGGTCGCATTCCAAGAGCGCGGCCGAGATGGTGGTCGAAATGTAGAATGGCAGGAGGACGTGGCCTACAGCCTGAATGCTCCGAGCGGTGGCGGAAGGGCGCAGGAGCGCAACATCGCAACAGGATGGGCAGTGCGCCGCCTCACACCAACCGAGTGCGAGCGCCTGCAAGGTTTTCCTGACGGCTTTACGGCAATCCCTTGGCGCGGAAAGCCCGCCGACCAATGCCCGGACGGACCACGATACAAAGCCCTCGGCAACTCGATGGCGGTCAACGTGATGTGCTGGATCGGCGAGCGGATTGAGGCGGTGCGAATGATTGGAGATACCTCAAATGGCTGAGTTCCCCGCTCTCACGCTATGGACCGATTCCTACCTCGCCGACACGCGCACGCTGACCACGTTGGAGCACGGCGCATACCTGCTGTTGCTCATGGAGGCATGGCGGCGGCCCCATTGTGATCTGCCCGACGATGACGCGATCCTTGCCAAACTGGCGGGCCTTTCAACGGCAGAATGGGCGAAGATCAAAACCACAATTCTTGCTTATTGGAAGCTCGATGGAAGGCGTAAAACTTTCACGCAAAAACGGTTGCTGAAAGAGAGGGATGCGGCACGGAAGCGTAGCAAGTCGCAGAAGGATAAAGCGGCAAAGCGCTGGAATAACACCGAAAAAGGCGATGCCCCGGCAATCCCCCGGCAATCCCACGGCAATGCCTCCACTGCCACTGCCACTGCCATTGAAGAAGATACTGAAGTATCTTCTCCTGACGCGCCTGCGAAGCACGCCTCTGGTGATGGCTGGCCGACGATCCCTGATTGGGTTCCTGTCGAGCCTTGGAACGGCTTCATCGAAATGCGGCGACGCAAACGGGCAAATCCGACGCCGCGAGCCGTGGAATTGCTGCTCAAGGAACTCGAAAAATTGAAACGCTCAGGCTGCGATCCGGGCGAGGTCTTGGACCAATCCACGAAAAGCAATTGGACAGACGTTTACAAACTCAAGGACAGCCAAAATGGAACAGGCGGCGGAAAATCTCCCAGCGACAAACGCGACGGGTTCACTCGCGCCCTTCACCGAGACGCAGATATTGACCTTGGCGGATATTGCGACCCTGCCAGCGCGGCTGACCGACACGCAATTGGCGATGGTGGAGGCGGCGGCGGGATCGTCATTGCCGGAACTTTCCGCGACAGATGACCGTCATTTTGCCGGGGTTCTGAACGTGCTGAATGCGGCGCTGCCTCGCCAACAGGCCGACGAGATGACCGGGGAGCTTCGACTCAAGGCTTATCGTCGAATGCTGGGGCACTTGCCGAAAGAGGCGTTGAACTATGCGGGCGAGCAAGCCCTGCAACGCCTCGACTGGTTCCCGACGATCAAGCAATTGCTCGACCTTGCGGGCGAGTGGGAGCGCAATGACGAGGCAATCCGGGCTCAGCGGGAAGCTCGCATTCGGGCCTACAACGAGCGCCAGTTGCGGGCCTCCGACGAGCGCCGTGAGGCCTTGCGGGCGGCCATGCTCGCAGCGCCAGATGTGCAACCGTGCGGCGATATTGGCGAAGCGCTCGACCGGGTGGGGCAGCGGTTGGCCGCCGAAAGGGTCGGCTCATGAGCGCCGCGCAGATCGGCCGCGATGGCCTTGCTCGCTTTGTCGAGGAATTGAACGGGCAGCGGGCTCGCCTCGGCATCCAGCAGCGATACCAGATCATTCAAGTTGGGGGTGTGATGACGATGGTTGAGGACAAGCGGGCCGAACAAGGCTCGATGCTTGGGGGGATGAAGCGATGAACCCGACATGCCTTTCGTGCCGCTGGTGGGTGCTGGACGCGTCTGCGCCCCGCCGTGATGGCCTTCGGGTTGGCGATTGCCGCCGTCGCTCGCCGGCTCAGTATCGGGCGCGTGACGGCCAGATGCTCGCAACCTTCCCGCAGACCAGTGAGGATATGTTCTGCGGCCAGCACGAGGAATTTGGGAAATGAGCGACCGGGGGCGAACTTCACTGACACGCTACGCGCCGCTGATGCGCGACGTGGACGAAAGCGGTCCACACCGGCTTGCCGCTCGCAAATGGCACGAGGACGGCTCGATCGTCTTGCTGCCGGAAAGCATTGAGCGACTGGACTGGCAGGACCGGGAATTGGTGCGCGGGATCGCCGCGCGGATCTATGGGCAAAGGGAAACGTGATGACATTGCAAAGTCGAGGGATTTCCGCTGCCAAGGCAATTGAAGCTGAGCAACGCCGCGTTGAGCAAATGCTCGACCGCGACCGGGCCGAGGCGGCGCGCGAGCAATTTCGTGACGAGGCCCGCCAGCGTTTCGAAAATGGGGACAGCGCCAGTTCCGCCGACGCGGTGATTCCGCCAACCGAGGAATGGCTCTCGCATGGCGACGTTGAGGGCTACACCCCTCAGCAGGACAAGCATTCAACCCGCGTTGTGAAAACCGTTCGGCGGCGGCCAACCCCCCAAGCGCAAAAGATGATGCTCGCGGGGAGGATCGGGTATGAAGGCTTGCGCGCCTGCATTTGGTATGCCGAACTATTTGAAAACACTGGACATTCTGGCAATATTCCGTCCATCGACTATGGCCGGGAAGTGCTCTCGGCACCGCATGACCGGCTGGTGTTCACCGAGCGGCAATTGGAGGCTCAGGACTTGCTCAGGGCGGTGCGCGGGATGATCAACCCTCGCTTTTTGGCGATCCTTGACGCGATGGTTCTGGACGACAAGCCCTACTATCTCGCGGCGCGGGCGGCGCAGGTTCGGGTTGGGCGCGCACCGGCCTTTTTCGGATTGGCGGTCGATGACCTGTGCAAAGCGCGGGAGGAGCTTGAACGGTGATGTTGACGGCGGGAAAGAAAAAGCATATCGGGCTGAGCATGTCTGTAGTTGCGCCTTGCGCGATGGCCGGCACCCCCCAAGCTCAGAGGAAACCTTAATTGGCCCGGCCAACCGCGTCCATTGACGCGCGGCTGAAACGGCTGCGCGAGGCAAAAGACCGCATTGCGGCATCTGCGCAGCCCGGCACTGTGCTTGGGTTTGTGCCGATGATGGAATTGCTCGGTGTCAGCCGGCGGACCTTGCAGGATTGGACGCGCGACATACCCGAATTTGACGGGGCGGGGTGCTTCAACGCGGGTGCGCAGGGCGTTGGCTATGAGTTCAATCCCGCCGCGACGGTCTGGTTTCTGATCCATCATTTCGAGATGGAGCGGCGGCGCGAGATCGACGCTGCGCGCAAGACGCGCGAGATGGTTGGCGGGGCGCAAGTTTTGGAAGCGCTGCCTGAGGGGTTCACGCTCAAGGAAATTCAGGAGGCGATCAGGACTTCGGCGATGGTCCGAGAGGAACGGATTCGCTCTGGCGAATTTGTTGAGGTTGCGCCGCTGCGGGAATCGCTTCGGGCAGTGTTCGGCACGATGCAAGAAACATTGGTCACGTCAGCAAGCCGGGCCGACCCCACAGGCCAGTGGCCGGGGTATATGAGGGAATCGTTCGAAGATGAAATTGGCAGGATCGGCATGGACATGGTTCGTGCCGGTGAAACTGTGCTTGGCGATTTGAATGGGGGACTTGCTTAGCCCCGCGCGATTGCAGCGGGACGCCGAGGCCATCGCGCGGGGGGCATACCTCGCAGATCACCGGGAAATTATCAGGGACGCGCTGGGGCTGTTTCGGCCATCAACGAAGATCTCGACCGTGGAATGTGCGGAAAAGCACCGCAAGTTCCGCACCACAGAAGGCGGCGCGCTGGTCCCTTACGACCGAATGCGGACGCCCTACAATATCGCGGCAATGGACGCCCTCGACGATCCTGAGGTCAACCTGGTGGTGATGGTCAAGCCATCGCGTTCCGGGGGCACTACGGTCGCTGAGAACTTCCTGTTCAAGATGCTGATGTTCGGCCCGGCTGGGAGCGTGGGTTGGTATCTTGGCAGTGACGACGCGGTGAGTGCCTATGTCGAGAACGTCATCAAGGCGATGTTCGATGACCACCCGGAATTGGCGGCCAAGATTGGCGCTGACAAGGGGGACGATACGCAAAAGCGCAAGCGGATCAGCGGTCACTTGATCGAATGGCTCGCTGCGAAGGATTCGAACTTCCGAAACCGGGAATTTCTGTTCGGCGTGATGGACGAGCCCGATGGCTGGACGAAGTATTCGGAAAGCCCTGAGACGCAGTTGACCGGGCGGCAAAAGAATGTCGGCCGGCGGCGCAAGGGCATGATCCTCTCTCACCCGGACAAGGGTTGGCGGGCTGGTGTTGCGGCGGCTTGGGAATCAAGTTCGCGCGGCATTTTCGTGATGCGCTGCGCTGAGTGCGGCGACTTCGCGGCGGCCCATGCGACAAAGTATTGGCCTGACGTATCGGAGTTCAAGCTCTGGTATCAGTGCGACGAAATTGACCTTCGGACGGGTCGCCCGGTTCGCGGGCGCGAGCAGATCCCGATGGATGAGCGAATTGCGATGGCGGCCCGGACGGCTGGCATTGAGTGTCCGCACTGCGGCGTGGTTCTCGATGACGAGCAGCGCTTTGCAATGGTGGACGAGGCTGGTGAAAATGGCTGGTGGATGCACCGGGGGCAAAGCCTCGACCCGAAGGCCGGCATCATGGGCGACCGTGACCCGACCAACAAGCTGGGCTTTTACGTCCACGGCATCATGGTAAAGACCTCGCCCGCCGCCGAACTGGCAGCGGCGCTTGAGGAAGCGCTTGTAAAGTTCGAGCGGTCGGGCGGCAGTAAGATTGCGGGCAAAGCGCTGCGCGAGCTGATGTCGAAGCAACTGGCTGAGATATTCGAAGGCAAGAAAGACATCGCGGGGGTTTCCTCTGCAAGCCTGCAAAAGCGGGGTGAAAGCGCGGCGGTGCTGCCGATTGGCATGTTCCCGCCGGATGCGGATTTTATCACCTGTGCAATCGACGTTGCCCCGCGCAAGTTCGACGTTTCGTTTTACGCTTGGGATTTGGCTGGCCGGTCTTGGTTGCTCGACCGCCTAACCATTCGCCAGCGCGAATGGGCTGACGGGCGCATGCGGGACATTGCGACGCGCGAGCGCATTGAGGATTGGGAAGCGGCCCTCATCGACGATGTGGTGCTGCGGTCATTCCCAATTGTGGGACGCGAGGATCTGGCGATGCCGGTCGCGCAAGTGTTGATCGACGTTGGGGACGGCAACGTGTCATGGATGGGGCGTGAGTTTGCCGCGCGGTGCTACCAACAAGGGCTGGTGTGGCCGGTCGCGTGGCCTCGCGTTCAACTGCTGCAAGGCTCTAGGAGCGCGGCGGCGGATGAAGTGGCGAAGGCACCGCGCCATGAGGATTCGAAGGGGCGCAAGTTCCCGGCGGGCGTGAAAGAATGGTCGCTGGGCGTCCACAAGTTGAAGGAATTGGCATTGGAGCGGCTGTCCATAACGGACGGCGGCCCCGGCCAATGCCATTTCGCGGACGGCATCGCCCGCGCATACTACGACGAGTTTTTCAACGAGCCGTTGGTTGACGGGAAGTTTGAGCGGGTCGGGCCGAACGAAAGCCTTGACCTGTTCGGTTATGCGGAAGCCGCGCGCCTCCTGCTGAAACCGGATCGTGCAGACATCAATTGGAATGACCCTGACAGGCGCCCTGTGTGGGCCTTGCCGGTGTCGCCATTACCGAAAGGGGGTGATCAAGTCGCTGCGGCCTCTGAGAAACCGGAGGATCGCCCCAAGTCGATATTTGAGCGCTTCGAGGCGTTGAACCAAGGGATTGAGTAATGACCGCATTCACAATCAACGGCGGGGGTGTGACCAATTGGGACACGCTTTCCGGCGGGAGTGTGAATGCGACGCTCGACTCCTACCAGGTATCGAACAACACCACGTTGCTGATCGACACTGATAGCTACCAATGCGCGGGCCATAGCGCGGCCTTCGGGTCGCTTGATACGGTGACGTTCTCTGGTGTTGGCGGCACGGTGCGATTGTCGGGTCAGAACGTGCGCGTCATCGCCTTCACGGGTGGTTCCGGCATAGTCCCGGCAATCGGCACCACGATCAGCCGGGCGGGCGTCTCTGCAACCCTGCTGGGCGTCTGGTCGGGTTGGCAGGCTGAACCCTTGGCGTTTTCCGCAGCGATGCCCGCCACCGGGTTCATCAAGGTCAAGAACAAGACCGGCGGCACTTTCACCGCTGGGGCTTTGACCGGGATTACCGCCACCGCCGCCGGGCCGGACGTTGTGGGATGGATAGAGGTTCGCGGCGCTGACACGGCGGCGATCACGGTCCCGCGCATCGGCAAGTTCGAGGTGGTGGGCGATTGGTTCGAACTTGGAACCACGAACGGCACGCGCGGGCAGATTTTGCCGTGCCCAACAACTGCAACGGTTGCGGGCGTTTTTCCCGGCGTATGGATTGAAACGGCGGCCGGGTCGGGCGTCTATGAGCGATTTTCTGGCGCGGGTTCGATTGTGGCGCTATCCACAATCCCGACCGATGAGCGCGGCAAGATCGTGTGGCAAACGACCGCCGGCATCAGGATCGGCAATGACGGCACGAACGGCGTTGGCTTCCTTCCGCCAACGGGGTGCAAGGTTCGCATCCCGAATGTGATTATGACGTGCTGCACACGAACTGCGGGCGGTTCGGGACCGCGCGTGCTGCCGAGCGCCACGCTGACAACGCGGCAAGAGTTTGTCACCACCTCAGCGGGCGACATTGATTTCAACGGGGCGGTTTGCCAGTGGTATGCCAACTTTGCGCAGCCATTCAGGACCAAGATTTACAACAGCGCGATCAACGACACCCTGCTCATTTCGGAGCAATCTGCGGCGCTGGACATCGACAATGTGATCATCGCGCCGACGCAAGCGCAATTGAATTTTGCGCTCAATCTGGTGTCGAATTTTGGCGGCGGTTTCGTCAAGAATGTGCAGGCGACCCGTTTCAGTCTCGCGGCTTCTGCCGCCTATGTGAACACCGCCAACTATAACAAGGGTGTGACCTTCGAGAACGTCAAAAGTCAGACCTTGCTCAATCGGGGCAACGCCACCACTGGAACGTGGACCGTGACGCAAAATCAAGATTGCGTGTGGACAAACCCGGTCAATATCGGCGGGCGCATGGCGCTTGTTGGCGATGTCCGGGGCGTGATTACTGGACAGGCCTATGCTGACAATTTCAGCGGCACAACCGGCACCGCCAACCCGCACTATGCAGTTGACAGAAGCCTTGGTTGCATCGGCAATATCATCACCGGGTTCTCCAATCTGGTGACGAACAGCCATCCCTATTCGGGGCTGGTGACGACCGCGAACAGTTACGATTTGACGATCAAGGAAATCGGCACCTTCGCCGCGCCCTACAACATGGGCAGCGCAAACGTCTCTGGCCTGATCGTCAATGGTGGCGGGAATAATGACGGCATCACGCTCAAGCGGATCTACGCGGCGAACAGCCGCTTCGGGCCTTGGGCCTTTCTGAACTCGGACAGCGGAATCCTGATTGAGAATGCGGGGGCCGATTATGCCGATACCTCGGTGATGGCCGGCCTGAATGCGACAATCAAGGGCACGGCATTGACGGGGGCCACGACCGGGCAGGTATCGGTTTATGGCACACACTGGATGGATGCTTTCACCAGCGCCACGGCGGGCAAGGTCGAAGTTTCGTGCAATGAGCCGACCGCCAGCAGTGCGGCGCAATGCGCCATTACCGCCGGGGCACCGAAATTCAATTCCGCCGGTCAGGTGTTGTTGACCACCATCGGCGACCAAGTGACATGGGAAATGCCCTACTTTGCCAAGGGCCACACGGCGCTCGCCAATAGCGCGCCAGTTCTGACCGGCGCGAACACCGGCAACCTGACCATGCAATACCAGATCGACACCGGCTCAGGGTTCGGTTCGGTCAAGACATTGAGCGCGGCCAATCTCGCGGCGGAGACGATCACCGCTGCGGATGGCTTCAAGCTGCGCATTATCGCGACATGCGCCACGGCTGCGGCGGCCAATGCCCTGACACAGATTCGCGTCATCACGGTTACGACCGGGACGGCGCAAAGCACGAACCTCTACCCGTTGGCGCAAATCACCCTGTCTTTGACCGGATTGGTGGCGGGCAGCGACGTGACAATTTTGACGGCCGGGACCGAAACCGTTCTTTCGAACAATGAGGACGTGGCCGGCAGCAGTTTCGACTTCACCTATGAGACGCCGCAAAGCGTGGACATCGTATTCAACAAGCCCGGCTACATGCCTGAGGCAGTTCGAAATTTCAGTTTGGCGACCGTGAACGCCAGTCTGCCAATTTCGCAAAAGCCCGATGCCAGCTACCTCGATTAAGGACGATCCAATATGGCAATGATTACCGATCCCGATGACTTGGTTGTTGGCACCAATCTTACGCTGAACACGGCGGCCAAGACATTCGAGTTCGTCGTGGCCGGTGGCCTTGTGGCGAAGGACGGTGTGGACGGCAACGCGCTCTGGTCCAAGTTCGTCGATCTTTGGGCCACGCCAACCTATAAGCCGTTCCCGTTCCCCATGAACAAGATCGATAATCGGTCGGGGCAATATGTGTTCGGGCGCGACCCCGGCGGCACCAACAACGGCTGGAAGCCGGGCAGCGATGCCACGCGCCAGATGATCCGCAATGCGGGTTGGAGCGAGTATTCGGCGGCGGGCGCGCTCAACCGCGTCTATTTCGGCGCGGTGCTACAAGGCAGCGTGTCCGCCGGTTCGCAATGTTATTTCCAGCGCACGAGCGGCGGTGCGGCCATCAACTACACCTTCACCGATTTGCCGAATGAAGCGGTGCAGGTGTTCGGTGATGCGACGAATGGCAACTTCGACAACCGGACGTTCTTCAAGTCCTTCAACCGGACCTATGGCTACACCTTCGATGACGTGTCCTTGCTGGACATCTCTGAGACTGCCACAGGAGCCTACAAGCTGCCGTTCGGTATCAACACCAGCGCCGACCTCAACATTACCGACAACGATGCCACAGTGGCCGCCGACGCGCCCTATACTGGGATCACCATCGAATACGACACCGCCGCGACCAACGAGACAATCGGCGGGGGCAGCTTCCCATTTAAGAAGAAGATCCTGCATAGCGGGGCGAGCCGTTTCGAGATCTACACCAAGATGCAATATCTGCTGCGGCAGGACAGCAATATCAATGGCGCTGGTGGTAGCGCCGGGACGGTCAACGGCAAGACCGCCGACCTGATCTGCTGGTTCGTTGGCCCGACGCTCTATAGCCGCGCGTTCTTCACGCCGGAAGCGGCCGACTTGAACGATGTGGTATTCATCGACGATAATGGTGTGGAGCGGACATTCCCGTATGCCAGTGCGGGGACGCTGAGCTTCAACGCGCCACTGACTGTTGGCGGGACCGGCAGTTACACGATGTTCTATGAAACCACGCCGGGCGGCGATGACTATGGCGAGGCCGCCGCCGTGATCGTGAAGGATAAGGACGGCGTGGACATTTCCGGCTCGATCAGCGCGGGGACAATCCCGTTCTCATTCGATTGGTCGGGCAATGTGCAGGGCGGTTACGCTGGGGGCACGCCGCGCAATGTGGTGCTGGTTTGGGGCAACCCTGGCACCGCGAAACCGGGCATTTCGACCGGGACGATCACGCAAAGCAAAGGCATCTCGATCGCAGCCGTGGCCGAAACCGACCCAAGCTATATCGCCTAACGCATGATTACTCTGGACGGCCAATCGCGACGCATCATCCTCGATGCCGCCAACTATTCGGCCGCGCAGATTTGGACCGCATGGGTCGATTGGCAGGCGCTCAATCCGCAATGGCCCTTGGCCTTTGCGCTGGTGGGAGGGATTGACCTTGGCGGCGGGGCCTTCATCCCGCCGTATTTCTTCCTCCGCAACGGATGGCGGGTGCGGCCTATGGAGGCCAGCCATGTGTTGAAGATCACCGGCAATTTGGTGGTGGAAGGCGGGGGCGACCCGGTGGTGCCAACGCTGGGGAATTTCAACGTCTCGACGCAATACACGGTGCCGGTGGCGGCGCAGGGGGTTGCGACCGGCGGCGGGCTGACGCCCGAACAAGAAACATGGTTGCTGGAAATGTGGCGGCTGCTTGGGCTTGACCCGGCCGCCCCTCTCGTGGCGACCCCGGCGGCAATTACCGCTGGGCCTGCCATCGACATCGCTCTCACAGGCGATGGCGAAACGAGCAAGACGGCCACTCGCCAGCCATGACTTCGCTGCTGGGAATCGTGACGCGCGGGATGCTGGGTGGCGGGAGCGGGAGCGTCACATACCTCGCAGGCGGAACAGAAATTGACCTGCGCATGGAAGCGCAAAGCATCGACATTCAAACCGGCGACAAGCTGGACATTCAACCCGGCGAGGCATCCATTGACCTCGCTCAGACCGGAAAGGAGCTGGACCTGAATTATGACGGACTCACTGTCGATCTATAAGGGTGACACCGCCGGGCCGTGGAATGTTGGCGTCCCGCTCGATGATGGCACACTGGCGACCATCACCGCGCCGTGGACATGCAAAATCAAGGTGGCTGGCACCGCAATTGATCGCGCCGTTGCCGACCGGACAGTTGACAATAAGCGGTTCATTGCGGCGCTCACGCCTGCCGAAACCGACACTCTTGAGGTCGGGCAGTATGTGGTGGCGATCGAGGTGGAGAATACCACTACGATCCCCCCGATGCGGCGCGAGCAACACATCATTCTTACGGTCGCCAAGCATGTTGTCGGCTCGACCGACATGCCTACGCCCGATGGCACCATTGAACGGCTCACAACCGAGATCGCCGAAGCCAAGGCTCAGCGCCGGTTGGTGGCATTGGGCAAGGCGGCGGTGGACGTTTGGCGCGATGGCCGCCGGGTGCGGACGCCGGTTCAATCGCTGGACCAGTTGAACGCATACATTCGAACTTTGGAGGGTGAATTGCTCGAAGCGCAAAAGGAGGCTGGGATTGCCATGACGACATCGCGGCGTAGCGCCATCGGGACGTATTACGGCTGATGCTCGACCGTATTAAAGCCGCCGCCAGCTTTTTGCTGGGGGGCGTAGCTGTGTCCGGCGCAAAGGCATATTTCGGCGGCGGCAACGCCTACGACGCGGGCAGTTACGGCCAGCGGGAAATGGCCGACTGGTATCCCTCGATTGGCGCGGCGGACGACGAAATTCTAAGCTCGCGCGACCTGACCGTCTCTCGCGCTCGCGACCTCTATCGCAACCATCCTGTTGTTCATGGTGCCGTGGACAAGATTGCCGACGCGGTGATTGGGAACCGGGTGCAACTCGACGCAAAGCCGGTCCATGACCTGTTGAAGCGCGATCTCGAATGGGCGATTGATTGGGCGCTGAATGCTCAGGCCGAGTTCAAGGTTTGGGCCTATTCGCCCCGCTTCGAATGTGATGTGGCGGGCCAGAACACGTTCGGCCAGATGATGCGGACGGCGGTGGTTACTCGCATTGTCGATGGCGAAACCTTCCTCGTGCTTCGCAACCGCAATCGCGGCGGCCGCTACTCTACCTGCATCGAACTGATCGACCCGGATCGTGTCAGCAACCCGCTGGGCCTGCCCGACAACCACAAGCTCCCGAATGGCAACACGCTCTACGCCGGGATTGAATACAGCGCGTCGGGCGAGCCAATGGCATACCACGTCCGGGTGAAGCATCCCGCCAAGGCATTGACGGAAGTTGACCAATTCCGGTGGGTCCGCATCACGCGGCGCACGGCATCGGGCAAGCCGCAGGTCATTCACAGTTTCCGCCAGCACCGCAGCAATCAGCGGCGCGGCGTTTCCGCATTGGTGCCCGTGATCAAGCGGGTTCGGATGAACGACAACTACGACATTGCCGAATTGGAAGCGGCATTGTTCGACGCGATCAATGCGGGATTTGTTGAAAGCCCCTACCCCTCGCAGGACGTTGCGGCGGGCATGGCCCCGGCTGGCGGCGGCGAAGATACCGGCTGGTCACTCTCCAAGCAACTTGCATACCGCGAGAAGGCGCAGGTCGCTCTCAAGGGTGTGCGGATGAATATGCTTCTCCCCGGCGAGAAGATGAATTTCAAGGCCCCGGCCCGTCCCGCTGGCAACTACCCAGCCTTCAAGGGCGCCGGTCAGCACGACCTCGCCGCCGGGGTTGGCCTGTCCTACCCTCAGGTGAGCGAGGATTGGGCGGACATCAACTATTCGAGTGCGCGCACGCTGCTGAATGAAAAGTGGCGCGGCTTCGACTCGGTGGGCGAGGAGATCACCTCGCAGATTTGCTCGCCCATTTGGGATGCCCTGCTCGAAGAAATGATTGCAGTCGGGACGGTCAAGATGCCCGGCGGCGCTGCAAAGTTCCGCGACAACCGCGCGCTGATTGCCTTCTGCGGCTGGCTGCGTCCGGGGCGCGGCACGATCGACCCGATGAAGGAAGAACAGGCGGCGGACATCGCCATCAACGGCAACCGCTCCAATTCGTATCTCGAATGCGCCCGCAATGGGCTCGACTTCTACGAGGTCGCACTCGGCGCGGCGACCGAGGAGATCGTTCGCAAAAAGCTGAACCTGTCCGAGTTCGTGCCGCTCAAGATCGCTGGCGCGGCGGGCGGGGCGGATGGCGCGGCGGGCGACACCGGGCCGGGCACCGAGCAGGACCGCGATGGAGATGGGAAGCCAAACGAGAACCAGACGCGCAAGCAAGGCGAGGAAGTAGCAGCATGACCCAACCTCTCTGGACAAGCCTGCTGTATAACGAGCCCCTCGCGATCACACCGCTGCGCAACGAGGCGCTATGCCAAGCCGCGCAACTGCGCATGACGGGGGTGCTGCCAGATCGCATTGACGCCGCCGTCCTCGACCTCAAGCCTCGCGCCTTTGCGCACGAGGCCAATGATTACTACGGCGGCGAGCGCAAGCCTTTCCCGATGAAGGATGGCATCGCCGTTGTCCGCACCATCGGAACGCTGGTGAAGCGCGGCGGCTGGATGGAGGCTGAGAGCGGGCTCATCGGATATGACCGGGTGCTGGGCCAAATGCGTGAAGCCTACCGCGACGCGGACGTGAAGGGCATCTTTTGGGTAATCGACAGCCCCGGCGGCCACACCGCCCGGATGCTGCAAGCCGCCAATGAAATCGCCATGATGTCGAAGGCCGAGGGCGGGAAGCCGATCTACGCCTACATCGACGAGACGGCGGCCAGCGCGGGCTTTGTGCTGGCAAGCGCGGCTGACGTGGTTCTCGCGCCGGAAAGCGCCCTTGGCGGTTGCCTTGGCGTCATTCTCAACTTGGTCGATAGCAGCAAGTTCCACGAGAAGGTGGGGCTTGAGCCGATGGTTGTGCGCTCGTCTTGGTCGGATCGTAAAGCGCTGGGCCAGCCCGGCGAAGCGATCAGCGCCGAAGCGCTCGAAGGCTATCAAAAGATTGTCGATGACCAAGGCGAAATGATGGTCGAGTTCGTGGCGGCCATGCGCGGCCTGTCTGCCAAGCAGATCAAAGACACCCACGGCGACACCTTTGGGGCCGCCGATATGTTCCAGCATGGTTTGCTGGATGAAGTTTGCTCCGAAAGCGAGGCTTGGGCCTTGTTGTCGAGCGAAATCCGGTCGCTCTGACCGGCCAACCGAAAGGCACAACATGACGATCAGCCGACGCCTTGCGGCGCATCGGGCCGCAGTCGCGTCCGCGTCTGCCGCGATGCCCGACGACGAACAGGAAATTCCGAACCCGGATACGCCGGGCGAAGATGAAGATGACGATGAAACCGAGGCGAAAGCCCCGATGAAGAAGGATAAACCCATGACCACAGAAACCGACCAGGCTGCGGCTATTGCCGCCGCCAAGGCCGAGGGCTTTGCAGAAGCAAGCGCCCGCGCGAATACCGTTCTCACTTCGGCAGAATATGCCGGCCGCGAAGCCCTTGCTTCGACGCTTCTGGCAAATGCCAAGCTCAACGGCGACGAGATCGTTGCTGCTCTGGCCTCTGCGCCGAAGATCGAGGCTTCCACGCTGAACCTCGAAGCCGATGACGCTGCGGCCCGCGCCGAAATGCGCGCCTCGCTCGCCAATGAGCAGCCCGCTTCGACCGCCGACGCGGGCGATGTGACCAACCCCGAAAATGACGACAGCCTCATGCAGAGCATGTCGGCCCGTTTCAAGAACGCCAAGTAAGGAGAAACCGACATGGCAAATCAGACTGAATCCCTCGTTCTTGGCGATGGCCTCAAGGCCGAGCTCCCCAATGAGATGAGCCGCGCCACCGAAACGGTCGTTTCGGGCGCGGGCGACCTCCCGCTGTTCCGTGTGCTGGGGCGCATCACTGCTTCCGGCAAACTGACGAACTACACCCCCGGCGCCGCAACCGGCGCAGAAGTCGCTTACGCAGTTCTGATCCAGCCTACCGATGCCTCGGCCGCAGATGCCAAGGGTGCGGTGATTGACTGGACGGCTCTGTTCGCCACCAATCGCCTCACATGGGGCGATGCTGTCACCACGCAGGCCCACAAGGACACTGCAATCGCGCAGCTTCGGAATCGCGGCATTCGCGTTCTGAACCAGGCGTAATCACCATAAATAAGGAATAATCTCATGAGTCTCATTGACGCATTTGGCGACAGCGCATTCAAGATGTCGTCCCTCGCGGACGCCATCAACGTGGTGCCCAACACCTATGGCCGCGTCCGCGAACTTGGCCTTTTCCGCAACAAGGCCATTCCCACCACCACGTTCCAGATCGAGTTCAAGAACGGCGTTCTTAACCTGCTGAACACATCGAACCGTGGCGGCCACAATGGCACGGTCGGGCGCTCGCCCAAGCGGAATATCCGCAACTATTCGGTGCTGCACATCGAGCATGACGAGTTCATCTACGCCGACGACATTCAGAATGTCCGCGCGTTTGGCTCGGAAATGCAGTTGCAGAGCTTGCAGGAACTGATGAACGACAAGCTCGAAACTCTCGCGGGCAAGTTCGACATCACCGAAGAATGGCACATGGCCAACGCGATCCAGGGCAAACTGGTTGACGCCGATGGCACTGCGCTGTTCAACGCCTTCACCGATTTTGGTGTGACCGAAAAGTCGGTCAACTTCGACTTCGCCAACGTCAATGCGGACATGGGCCTCAAGCTCATGGAGGTTGTGCGCCACATGGAGGACAACCTGCTGGGCGAGTCCATGACGAGCGTGAACGCGCTGGTGTCGAGTGGTTGGTTCGACAGCTTCACTACACATGCCTCGATCAAGGAAGCATACAAGTATTATGCTTCCACGCAGGAACCGTTCCGCGAAGATGTGCGCCGCAGCTTCGTCCACAAGGGCGTGAAGATCGAAGAATACCGTGGCAGCGCGACCCACCTGGCGGGCGATGACACCATGACCACCCGCAAGTTCATTGCGGACAACAAGGCGCGCTTCTTCCCGCTCGGCACTCGCCAGACCTTCCAGTCCTACAACGGCCCCGCCGATTTCGTTTCGGACGCGAACAAGCCGGGTCAGCGCCTTGCTGTGAAGATGCTGCCCGATCCTTCGGGCAAGGACAAGTTCATCGGCGTCCACGCGCAGACGAACCCGTTCTGGCTCTGCACTCGCCCGGCGCTGCTGGTTGAGGGCACCGCGTCGTGATGGTTCGCACCTTCACGGCTGACTTCTCCTATGACATCGACGAATCCACCCGCCGGACTATTCCGGCGGGTTGGACCGGCGAGGTCGATGAGGACGTTGCGCGCGAGGCGGATGCTGCCGGGGCGACTGGAAAGCCGGCACACAAAGCCGCCAAGTCGGCCAAGCCCGCCACAGCAGACGACGCACCCGCAGCGTGATTTCGCTCGAAGATCTGGAGCCGGAGATGGACGTGCTTTGCATGTCCATCCTCGGCGACAGGATCACATACCGTCCGGTGAGCGGGCCGACCCTCTCGTTGAAGGCTTATGTCAACTACGAGGACGTGGCCCGCTCACTGGATATTGGGCGCGCTATCGAGCAGGCCATGACGGTGGAGTTGCTGCGAAGCGACGCCCCCGTTCGGCCTGCCGATGGTTGCCGCATCACGCTCGCCCGGCTTCCCGGCAAGACCTACAAGCCGGTGAACGTCACGCTTGGCGTGAGTGGAACCCATTGGGTTTTTGAATTGAAGGCGGTCAATGCCTAGCCCCGCAATTGCTCAAGTCGAGGACGCGCTGGGCGCGGCACTCGCCGCATGGCCCGCGCTCGCCGGTCATACGATTATCACCGATGGCAACCCGGACATTGCGCTCGACGATGCCGCGATGCCCGCAATCCAGATTTTCACCACGGCCTACACCGTCGAACTGTTCGACGAGTATAATCAATCTCTGCACCGCGCGACGATTGAGTTTGAGGCTGTGTCAGACACGCCCACGGCGGGCACGATCAGCCGCGCCAACCACGAAACGATTGCGCATGTGTTGGCCTGCATTGCTGCTGACCGGCAGTTGGGCGGGCTCCTGCAAGACATTCAAGAGGTCGATGTCGCTCCCTCGTCCGCCAATGGGCGCGATGTCGGTTCGGCTTCGCTGCAAGTGACGGCGCTGTTTTTCACGGCCCGCGACGACTGGTTCACCATTCTCGGCTGATGCCGGATATTCAAAGAGGAAAGCCCCTATGACCGAACAAACCTGCCCGCCGCTTCCTTCGGGGAGCGTGGATTTTGCCGCACTGCACGCCGCCGCAATGAAGGGCGCTGATCTCAACGCTGCGATTGTGGCCGCGAATGGCGGCACGACCGAGCTCACCCCTGCACCCGTCCCGGTTGTCGAAGCACCTGCGGTGGAGGCCGCCGCGCCGGCCACCAAGAAGTAACACCAGAACAAGGAAAGCCAGATGGCACATAGCAGTAATGTCACCGCTCTTGCGGTAGTGAAGCAGCCGGTCGCGGGGACATTCTTTGCTCCCACCGTCCCTGCCGCCCTGATGCCGATTTCGAACCTGCGCCCGCAGATCCAGAGTCAGACGATTGACAACGATGAATACACTGGCTCGTTCGCGCTCAATGCGGCGCAGGTGTCGGGCAAGACCGTCACCATGTCGTTTAACATCAAGGTCCGCCCACCTTCCGGCAACGCGGTTCCCGCTGCGGACGCCTACCTCCCCGGCCTGATTTTGCAGGCGGCGAAATTCACCGAAGTCCGCAATACTGCTGCTATCCCGGCGGCCCCTGAGGCGGTTGTCGCTGGCGCTGGCACTACCACAACCTCCGCCACTTTGGGCGCCGGAGCGGCTGCAACCCTTGATCTCTACAAGGGCTTCCCGATTGAGTTGAGTGATAACGGCACAACCGTAGCCAAGCGCATGTCTGCAATCACTGGTTACACCGCTGGCAAGGTTGCGACGCTGGCTGAAACACTGGCCCTCGCCCCGGCTGCAAACTACCAGATCCCGCGCTTCCTCGGTTACTACCGCTCGATCGACAGCAGCGCCCCCCCGTTGCTTTCGCTGCGCGGCTGGTATGGCGGCAATCGCTATGACATGCGCGATGTGGCCGTGACCGGCCTTCGCCTTGTCGTTCCCACCAGCACCTCGGACGGCGCCGCGTGGCCCGAATTTGAAGTCACGATTTCGTGCATCATCGCCGATTATGTGGCCGAAGCGGCTCCGGCTGTTCCGGTAGGCGGGACCACCCCCTTCGCGCGCGATGGCGACCAGCACTTGAACCGCTTCCGTATTGGCGCCCGCTCTTTCAGCCTCGACTTGGGCATCACGTCCGAACGTCCGCCGAACCTGAATGAAGCGGATGGTTCGGAAGCCTCGCAATTGATCTCGACGCGGGCCAGTGCGACGCTTGAGCGCCAGCACTATGCCAAGAGCGTTTTTGACACTCTGGCGCTGGCCGACGCTCAAACACAGGTGCCGTTCTGGACGCAATACGGGACGGGCCTTGGCGGCATTGTCGGCATTGTCATTCCGGCTTGCCGCCTGAGCCATCCCAGCACTGACCTTGGCGGCACGTTCGTCAACGAAAGCGGCGACCTGCTGATTGACGCATTTGATCGCGGCGTTGGGATTTACTTCCCCACCGCCGCGTAAAACTCCCCAACCTAAGGAAAAGCCATGCCCCACAGCATTCCGGTGGAGGCGAGCGATATGCTCGCCTTCACACCATCCTGCCTTGCCAACACGCCGGGCGCTCCCGTTTTCCACCTGCGCACAATCACATGGCGCGAGGAGCAGTATTACAAGCGCCTGTTGCGCGAGGCGACCCTCGTGCAGCATAGCGAGTCCGAAATGCGCGAGACAATGCGCGAGGAATTGGAACGCCTTTGGACTTCGGAAGCATTCTCTCGCGCGATTGAGGTGCTTGAGGCGTATTGGCAGGCGGTCGATTCCTTCGCCTTGGAGAAGAAAGAGAACTCCGACGCGGCTTTTGACTTCGCCGATATGGCTGAGATTGACGATCTCGATGTGAACCTTCGCCGGTTCTCGCCTAAGATCGCAAGGATGGTGGCCGACAACGCTGAGGCAGCGGACGTTCTGCCCTTGCTGTTTGTCGCGGTGGCGGTTGCGCGGGTTGACGGGCTTTCCGACCCTCTCCCCTATACCGGCGGCTTCCTGTCCATCGACGGCGCGGCTGCGATCATGGGCCAGTTGAAGGCCGTTGCTGGCGACAATGCTGGCACGGCTTGGGCCGAACTGATGGTGGCCTCTATTCGCCGGATGCGGCTCAGCGGTGAACAGGAAAAAAACTCCGAATCGCCGTTGCCGTCCGACACGCCCCCGGCGAGTTCGAACACGGCAACGGCCCCTGGGAAATCCCGCGCGTCGGAGCGATCGACCGAGACGATCTCAGAGGCGTAGGCGATGAGTGCTACGCCATGGTTCGCCTCCATTCGCAATGCGACCGGGGGATGGCTGGTCATGTCTATCCTGATGGCCGCGCTTTGCTCGATCAGCCTTTGGTCCTGCTCGATGCCTTCGCCATCATTGGCGATGCAAAGGCAGCGGTGAGCAAAAATGCCACGCCTTGAGCCCCGCCTTGAACTGGACAATTACATTGGCCGGTATCGCCAGACGCAATTGATCTTCGACCGGCGAATTGAGGCGGCGTTCTTGCGGGCAACCGACAAGGCGGCGACCGGCGCAAAGAATGAATTGCGCGAGGCGATGCAGTCGGCACGGCTTGGGCGGCTTGGGAACGCCGTTGGCGCGAACTCCGACCTGAGCCGTGGCGATGGCGTTCACCGCAGCGCGACGGGCTTTTCAGCATCGGGCGTGCTGTTTGTCCGCAGCAAGTCGGAACGGACGTTGGGCGCTCTCGAAGCCTATACCCAAGGCGCTGATATTCGCCCGGTGCGCGGCCGTTGGTTGTGGGTTCCAACCGATGAGATCCAGCGCCTTGCAGGTTCGGGTTCAAAGCGCCGCCGTCTTACTCCCGGCAATTGGGATGAACTTGGCATGGAAAGCAAGATTGGCACGCTGGTCGCTATCCAGGGCATCAATGGCCGCCCGTTGTTCATTGTCGAGAATGTTGGCGTGAGCGCGTTGGGCAAGTCCCGCAGCGCTCGTTCGCTGACCAAATCGGGCCGCCCACGCAAGGGCCAGCGTGAGAAAGCATTCATCGTCGCCTTCATTGGCATCCCCGCCACATCACGCACCGCGCGGGTTCGCGTCCGCCCGATCGCTGCCGCTGCGCGGGATCGCCTGCCGCAACTCATCAATTCGTCGCTTGAGGACACATTTCGCTGATGGCAAACGACTTTCCTGTCTATATCCGCGCTGAGTATCTCAAGGATGGCAAGGCTGAGGCCGCCTTTCTTGCTGATGCCCAAGGCATCCTCTCGGCACCGCGCCGTGAGTTTGCGCGCTTTGCTGAGGAAACGCAGGAAACCCTTCGCCGTGCGGTTGCACTGCCTCGTTCGGCCACCGGCTCCCTCGACCTTGGCACCAGCCAATTGCAGGAAGCCAAGCGGGTCCAAGACGCGCTCGCCATTTCGGCGCGCGAATATGCCAATGCGCTTTCCGAAGTCGCTTCAAAAGAAGGTTTTCGCAACCAAGCCACGCGCGATGCGCTCGCGGCGGCGAAGGAGGAGGCGCGAGTTCAGGAAGGGCTTTCCGCCAGTATCCGCGAGCGCATTCGCCTTGAAGATGCTGTTCAAGCGGAATTGGCGCAGACCAAATCTGCAACCGACCAAGTGGTGCAGGCGCAGCGGCGCGGGACTACCGCAGATCAAGCGGTCATCAACTCGCGCGGCGCAATGCGACAGGCCGGCATTCAGGCCGGGCAACAGCTTCAAGACATGGTTGTGCAGTTCGAAAGCGGCACCCGCGCCACGACCATTTTTGCGCAGCAGGTTCCGCAGTTGGCTTTCGCCCTTTCTGGCCTTGAGGGTAGCGCGAACAAGACCGCCAACCGCATCGGGCAGTTCGCCACATTTCTATCTGGCCCCTGGGGCGCGGCGATCTTTGTTGCGACCGCCGTGCTTGGCCCGTTTGTGGCGAAACTGTTTGAGAGCGGCGATGCGTCAAAAGACGCGGAAGGTAAAACCTACGACTTCTCGCGCAGCCTCAATGTTCTCTCGCTCAGCGCGAGTGAGGCCACAAATGCAATGGGCCAATTGGAGCAAGCCACACGCGGCGCTATTGCGGTTCAAGGCGACTTCCTGCGTGCGCAGGTAAACACGGCCAACCAATCAGTTGCAGGGTTGAACGCCAGAATCGCCGCTACACAACGACAAATCCAACAGTTGCAGTCTGAGAACAGCCCGATTGAGGGCGCATTCCCCGGAACCGAAACGCGGGCGTTGCAGGCCGTCATCGGTAGGCTTCAATCACAGATCACCGCCGACAGGGCGGCCCTTGCCAGCGCAATAAGCGCGCAAGCGTCTGGTCAGATTGCGCTTTCGCAACAGCGCGACATTGAATCTCGCGACCCTGCGGCGGCGGCGCGGAATGAATACAACCGGCAGGTCGGTCAGATTAATCAGAGGCGTGAGGCCAGCATCCGGTCTGCGGCAACCGACCCGCTTGCGAGGGTTGCGGAAGGTGGCTTCTATTCTCAGCAAGCATACGAGGCGGACCTCGCGCGGCTGGGCAATACGCGTGATGCTGCGATAGAGGCTGACCGCGCCACGAACCGGAATGGCGCCACCCCCCGCGACACAAGTGGAGCAGACTTTCGCCGCGCTTCCGCAGAGGCCCGCCGCGTGGCGACAGAATTGCGCCAACTCGACGACTTTGCAGAGAAGGCCGCCGAAAGCATCGCTCGGATCAACGAGCAGTTCAACGAACAGCCGAAGCTCGTGGACCAAGCGGCTCAAGCGACCCGGCAACTGGACGCGATCATCGCCGACCTTGGGGAGCGCAAGCCTGCCAACTTCAAACAAATGATCCTGGACGCAGAAGCCGCCAAGGACGTTATCGAAGATGCACTCGTTCGCCCGTTCGAAGAACTTGAGCGGTCAACCGAGCGCCGGATGCAGTTGGACGAACTTGTCCTCGCAGGGCGTGAGGCTGAGGCCCGCGCGCTCGAAACCATTTGGCAGATTGAGCAGCAGCTTGGCCCGCTTTCGCAAGAGCGCGTCGATGATGTTCTGGCGATGGTGGACGCCAACGAGCGGCTGACCGAGCAACTTGAACTTCACCGCGAACAGCAAGAGGCATTCCTTTCGGCCACGAAATCGCTGCGCGGGGAACTGGAATCGCTGTTCTCTGGCGAAGGCTTCAACATTGAGCAGATCGGGCGGCAGTTGCAGGCCCGCCTTTCGGTCGAGCGAATCTTCGGCGACGCGCTGCGCGAGATCGAGGATGAGGTAAAGTCCAGCTACGACACCGGCATTGACCTGTATGAAGCGGGCAACATTCGCGCGGCGGAATCGGCTGACCGCCTTGCGACCTCATTGGACGGTGCCGCCGATAGCCTTGACAATCCCGGCTCCAAGAGCGGTGGAGCAAAAGGGCTCGCCAAGGAACTGGCAGACATTGCCAAATCGGCGACAAGCGCCGTGGGCGTGCCGGCCAACGATAATCTGGCCGACATTGTTGTCACCGCCACCAAGCGGGATGCGCGCACGATTAGCGGCATGTCGGCGGACGACTATTTCGATAGGGTTGGCCGCTTGTTGGTCGAGCCGCTTCTTGAAGGCTTTGACGAGATCGTCGGCGAGAAGTTGGCCGGCGAGATCAGCGGTATTCTCGGCAGCGCTGCGGGCGGCTATCTCGCCGCTGGGCCGGTTGGTGGCATCCTTGGCGCGCTCAAGGGTATTCCGGGCCTCTCTGGTAGCCCGCTGGTGGGCGGCGCTTTTGATGGGGCTGTGCAAGGCGCTCAAATTAACGCCATTCTGAAATCAATTGGCATCGGTGGGAGTAAGGCGGGGGCTACCGTTGGCGGAGCGTTTGGCGGCGCGGCGAGCGCGATCACCGGCATCCCCGGCTTGGATAAACTTGGCGCGCTACTCGGCAACTTCGTCGGCGGACTATTCAAGGGCAGCGAAAAGGGCAGTGCGAACATCGCGGGTGGGCGCCTGACGGGCATTGTTGGCGATAACAGGGAGTTCGAGCAAGCCGCCGGTCAATTGGCCGAAACCGTTCTTTCCTCGCTCTCTCAGATTGCCGATGACCTTGGCGCAACGCTCAATACGGCGGTTGGCAATGTTTCAATCGGCGTGCGGGACGGCAGCTACCGCGTGGACCCAACCGGGCGCGGGCTCACCAAAACCAAAGAGGGTGCGCTTGACTTTGGTGATGATGCAGAGGCCGCCGTTCGCGCGGCCATTCTCGACCTCGTAAATGATGGCATCATCGCGGGGCTTTCTGCTGCGGAGCAACGCCTCCTGAAAGCTGGTGACGACATCGAGAAGGCGTTGCGTGACGTTCTCGACTTCCGGGCGGTGTTCGACCGTCTCAAGGCGATTAAAGACCCGGTAGGCGCGCAGATCGACGACCTGAATGACGAGTTCAAGGGTCTGGTTGACCTGTTCACCAAGGCAGGTGCGAGCGCCGCTGAATTTGCCCAATTGGAAGAACTCTACGGCATTGAGCGGGCGAACCTTATCCGCGAAGCAACCGAGCAAGTTGCCGGTTCTCTCAAGTCTCTCCTGTCCGATTTGAACATTGGCGACAGCGGGCTTTCGCTTCGTGAACGCCGGGCCAACGCGCAAACCGAATATGATGCGCTTGCGGCGCGGGTGCGGGGCGGCGACACAACCGCATTCGATGATTTCGCAGCATCGGCGCGGCAATTGCTGGAACTTGAGCGGACCATATTCGGAAGCCAAGCCGAGTATTTCCAACGGTTTGATGAGGTCCGGGCGCTCACACAAGGCGCGCTGACAAACCAGCAAGCCCTTATCGACACGGCGGCAAACCGGGATAACCCCTTCGGCACGACCGGAACGACACCATCGAATGCGCCGCTGATTGCAGCGATCGATGGGCAGACCAATGCCGTTGTCAGCCAGCTTACGGCGATGAACGACAATATGGCGACGCTGATCCAGTTGCAATTGGCTGGTGGCGGGGCGGGGCAGTTCAACTATTCCGGCTTTGGGCGAAGCTACTTCTGATGGCTGTGATCCACTGCCTTGCCTCGATCAACGCCTTCGACCCTGTGAGGGGTGAGCGTGTGCAGGTGCGCGTCTCGTCTGCGCAGATCCGCAGCATCACTGGCTTGAACGGCCAGCGGTGGATTCCGGCGATGGTGGAGGCTCCCTCGCTTTCGATGCAGTTGTTCAATGGGGATTTCACCGCGCCGATTGCGCCGGGAGCGGCCTCGCTCAAACTGGTCATGCGGGCTCTGGTTCGCCCGAACGCCTGGCCCGATGCGTGGCGCTATTACTGGCCGGATGCTGAGGTGGTGATTTATGCGGCCCCGGCGGGGACCGCATGGCCTTGGCCGGTGGCTTTCCGGGGGCGGGTGGGCAGTTTCCAAGAGGAAAACGGCGCTTTGGCGCTTTCCGCCTCGGTGGACATTGAGCCATTCGAACGTGACGTTCTGACATCGACCTATTTGGGGACGGGCGGGGCGCAGGGCGTGTCCGATCTAAAGGACAGGCCGCGCCCGCTTGTGTTGGGCCATGCGCAGAATGTCGAACCAGTGCCCATCAACATCGTGGACTCGATTTTCCAGTTCTCCGGTTACGGCCCGATTGAAGCGGTGGACGTGCTCTACGAGCGCGGCTCTGCATTCGGTCCTGCCGTGGCTGACTATGCCAGCTACACCGCATTGCAGGCCGCCACGGTGGCAAAGGGCACATGGGCAACCTGCCTTGCCGAAGGATTGATCAAGCTCGGCGCTCCCAACTACGGGGTGATTACCGGGGACATTCGCGGGCATGTGGTGGGAACCGCGACGCCTCGATTGACCGGCGCGGTGGTGCAGGCGCTCGCTGGCATTGCGGGCTTGGACCTTGCAAAACTCGACATTGGCACATTGGCGGCGATGGATGCGGCCGCGCCCTATCCCATCAATCTGGTGGTGGATGACCAAGTGCGGTTTGCTGATCTGGCGCGGCAACTGGCGCTGTATTGCAACCGGCAGGCGGGGGTGGGGCTGGATGGCCGCTTCTTTGTCGCCCGTCCTGATCCAGCGGCGGCGGTAACGCTGCCTGCACTGCGATATTCGCGCAGCAAGGAAGAACGGACGAGCCCGCCCTATGCGAAAACGACATTCGGCGCGGCCCGTAGCTGGCGCGTGCATAGTCCGAACGAGATTGCCACTGATCTGGTGCTGAAAGGCATCTACGAGGCGACCGCATGGTATCGCACCAATGACCTCGTGAACGGTCCTGATGGACGGGCCTTCATCTACATCAACGCAACTCCCGGCGTGGGGAATGCGCCGCCGGCCGCGCCCGCGACATCGAACGCCTATTGGCAACAGTTTGGCACGGCGGACAACACGGCATCGAGCCAAGTCGCGGTTGACCCGATCCCGGCGATTACGGTGACGGCGAATAGCTCGAACGTCACCACGACTGACCTCAGCCTGATCCCCCGCCGCATTGTGATCCGGCGCGGGGAAACCGATGTTTCGGCCAGCGCCACCTTCACCGCTGGCACAGCGCCGGGCGGGATCGCTGGCGCATTTGGGTCGGGCGCGAATGCCAACCTGTTCACGCTGACACAGTGTGATGCAGCGGGCAGCTTCCCGGTGACGGTGACGTTTGCTGGTTTGAGCTACGCGGCGGTGATCGAGATCGAGCGGGTGCGCGCGGCTGCAACGGTGGGTGGCGGAACGGGCAACACTAGCCCGATTAGCGATGCCTCATTTGAGCCGATTTCCAGCGATTCGTTCGTCGCGGTGGCCGAGCCTGGCGTCATCGCGTCCGATGGCAGCGGTGAACTGTCGTGGAGTGCGTCGGCGCAGTATTACGGCGAGCATGGCACTTCGGTTGCTATCAAGGCTCAGCACTCACCCGATGGCACCACATGGACGGACGCTGCGGCCGCAACGACTGGCAGCACGACCGTTCTCTTTGCTGGTGGATATTACCTCAGCCCCGGCTTTGTGGCGGCATCTGGCACCGTGACCGGGCTGACCCCCAGCACTGACTATTATTGGCGTCTGTTGGCCCGCCTTCCGGCCGTGGCGACTGGCGCGACATTCAACGACGAGAACTTTCTCGTCGAGCAACCGTAACCCGCTGACTGGCGCAGCCTGCGAAGGGATCAACAATGAGTGCGATTGAGAAGAATTACACCGCATGGCGCAGCGCGCCGTGGGGCGGGACCGATGGCGATGTGAAGATCATCATCGCGGGTAGGGATTTGTCCGCTGCGGCGTTCCTGTGGGCATTTGCGCCAAGCGAGGGCGCTGCGGCGGTGATTTCGTTGGAGGCTGCGGCTGCGGGGGTGGAGGGCGTCAAGGCCACGTATTTTGCCAGTTATGCCCATCCGACCAGTGGCGCTTTGGTGCCCGGCGGCGCGACTGAGATTGTGCCCCAGATCGACGAGGCCACGCTTGAGGCGCTGACATATAGCGGGGCTGCCCCCCTGGCCCTTTTCCACCAACTTTACATCACGCCATCGGGGGGTGCTCAGTTCGTTGAGCGCTTCGGCAGTCTGACTATTCGGCAGGGGGTGCAGAACTAATGGCTGATCAGGCACAATTTGTTGAGCGGGGGTCGCAGTTCCAGTTTGTTGAGCGCAGACTTGGTGAAGTTGACCTTGTGATTGACGGTGAGAATGTTGCCGAGGCGCGGCGGCTGACTGGCTTGGTCGAGGCCAGCGCCGACCTTGCCGAATCTGCGCGCGATATTGCGCAAGCCGCTGTTGGTGTGGATTACGCCAACGCAGCAGCCGCATTGGCGGGCGCGTCGAACGGCGAAAAGTTCACATATTGGTCGGGCGATGAGATCATTTTCGCCACCAAGACGGCTGGTGTTCTGGTCACGCTGGCGGGGCCGTGGATTGGCGGAAATCGTATTGCCGGTTACGTCACTCGAACAGCACTCAAGGCCATCGACGCTTTCGCTGGCGCGCAAGCATATCTCACCGAGGCAGGGCGCGAAGGGCAGTTCATTTTCCGCGCTGGCGACTTCTCTGCCCGCATTGCGGCTGACACCGCCGAAGGCATCTACATCAAGGCTGATGGCGCGGCATCGTCGGCGGGCGCATGGGTGCGGACGAATGAGCTTGTTTTCAAGGCGAGCTGGTTCGGCATTGTGCCAACCGCATCATTCGATAATGGGCCGAACCTGCGCGCTGCCAGAAATGTTCTCGAATTGATCAGCGGAACATGGGCATCGTTCCGACTGGTACTTGACTTCGGCGTCTATGAAGTGAGCACTGCCGAGGCGGATGCAAGCGCCGCCGTGCGCTTCAATAAGGCCCCTAAAATTCAAGGACAAGGCCCACTTAACACCCAAATCCATTGGAAAACAAGCACGGCTAACCAGCCTATGTTTCTGGTTGACCCGGTATCATCAAATGCCTGCTGGGGCATCGAGTTTTTCGACTTTGCCATTCATGCTCGCACTGGCACTGCGGCAGGTGCGGGTATCAAGATCAGTATGACATCGCCCAGTGCGACATTCGCCTTTCTAGTCCAGCGTGTTCGGGTGGCCGGGTGTCATAACGGTATCGAAACTGCCAATGTCGGCGGAACGACTGTTTACGGAGGTGTCATTCGGGACTGCTCAGTTGAGCAGATTATCAACACTGGCCGTGGGTTCAACATCGGCGGCTCTTATGTCGAAATGGACAATTGCGAAGCCTATCCGTCTTTCGACGGCACCGGCAATACAGCTTACGCTTTTTATCTGACTGCGGGCTGGTCAAAGTTCCGCAACCTGCGGGCCGCGGGGCCGGTTTACGGCGATGCACCATCGTCTGAAATCGACATTACTGTTGAGGGTCAAGCGTCTGATTGCGTTCATAATTCAGCCGTTGTTCGCATTAATCGGATGAAAAAAATTAGATGCGTCCTTTTGGGTGCGCGAAAAACAGGCGTATCAACGCCGCAGTATGGGCTGCTGTGCCAAGATAGTGGCTACTTGATCGAGTATCTTAATCAACAAGACACTGCCGGTTATTCATCGCCAGCAACGCCCTTGATACTTGGCGGGGCCGAACCAAGCTCTTTGATTTTGGCTGAGGCAAGCGGCACTGGTGTTTTGAAGCCAGAAAGTGACGCAGAAACTGGTTACGACCCAACTATGGGTGGCAAGCTGAAAATTATGAACGGTGGCACATGGACCGACTTTGGTGTTTGGTCATCCACTTACGATCCCGGCAGTATCGCGCCGGGTGATTCTGCCGTCACTACAGTAACATGCGGCGGGCTTAGGTCTGGCGTAATCCCGCTACATGCGAACTTCTCGATAGTTGATGCCGATATTGATGTGTCTTGTAAGTATTTGTCAGCAACGCAGGTGCAAGTCAGGTTTTCTAATCGTGGCGCTGGTGCCATGGACTTGGGTTCAGGCACACTGACTGTTTCGGCGATGAATGTGCCATGATTAGCGAACAAATCTCCGACGCCATCGACCAAGTTATCGCGGGCGAAGTCGGGCGCGTATGCGCTCCCGGCAAGTGGCGCGTTTGGCGCGAGGATGACGGCGAGGTTTATATCGTGAGCCTTTCGGGATTGCGGTCGTGAACGCCGATTGGGTCGCATGGGCCAGCATGATCGGTGTGACGGCATTTGTCGTGCTCACAGTGCTAGCGCTGGTCGAACTGTTGCTCGATCTGTTCGAGCGCGACAAATGACCCGGCCTGAGATCGAGCGGCTCGCGGTCATGGAAAGCGAGATTGGGCGCATCAAAGATCAACTGGCTGAAATGAAGTCGGAGCGCAGGCAAGAGCAATTGGCAACAAGCGCTCAGCTATCCGCAATCGACGGCAAATTGGATGGCCTCACCGCCCTTCGAAACAAGGGCATCGGCGCATTCTGGCTTGCATCTGGACTGATCGGTTCAGGAATTATCGGGACGCTCGTTGCGTTCCGCGATTGGCTTTTCCACCCTTAAAGGGACCAACATCATGCACCCTGACATTTGCTGGCCTCTCGCCCGGAATCGTATCCGGCGCGGGATGGTCAACCATACCTTCGGCTATGTGCGGCGCAATGCCGATGGAACAAAGCGCCCGCATCAAGGATGGGATTTCGAAGCGGCGGACGGCACGCCATGCTTTGCCATTTCGGATGGCGAGATTGAGAAGGTCACTGAGTTTGGAGGCTACGGCAAGCAGGTGATCTTGCGCTTCACATTCGACCATGACCATGATGGCGACCGAGACACTCTATTCGCCCACTACGCCCACCTTTCCCGCTTTGACGTGAAGCCCGGCGACAAGGTGAAGGCGGGGCAGCAAATCGGGCTGACGGGTTCCAGCGGCAACGCGGTGAGCATGTCGGGGGTGGACAAGCACCTTCATTTCGAGATCCGCACCATGCCGCTCGCCGGGCGCGGGCTGGCAAACCGCTACAGTCCGATGATCGTTTTCGGGCATTGCCCATTGGAGAAAGCCGTATGACTTTTCCTGACATTATGACCCCGGACGGCAGGCGGGCTTGGGCATTCGTGGCGATCGTGGGCGGGTGCATCACCTTCACCGCGTTCGCTGCTGTTGGTGTTTGGTTGTCACGCGATCACTCTGACTATGCCTTTTGGCTGGCACTGGCCGCACATGGGCAGGTGTTCCTCGGCATGGGTGCATTGGGTTGGGTTCTCGGCCGCCGCATGATGACTAAGGCAACCCGCGACAGCATTGAGTTCGACGACCGCGAGGCATCGTAATGACCCCGCCCGTCTCGGACGAACTCTGTCTCGCCGCTGTGGAGGCGATGGCGGCGAACCAAGGCAACCAATCAGCAACCGCCGCCGCGCTCGGAATTGCTCGCAGCACGTTGCAGAAGCGGTTGAAGAACGCGGCGCGGCGCGGGCTTGCCCCCGGCCATTTCGAGAACGGGGTGGCCCCCGGCTATCTTATGGGCAAGGTGACGGTGCAGCGCGCAGCGGACGGCACGGTCGAACGGACATGGGAGCGCCAGTCGCCCGATCAGATGGCGGCCGCAGAAGCCCGGCGGGAGATATTCGAAGCGTTGGTGCAAGACATGCCACGCTCGCCGCCCGTGTCTGCCCCGGCGGGCGTTATGACCGATCTGTGCAACCTCTATACTTTCACCGACTACCACCTTGGGTGCCTCGCCTGGCACAAGGAGGGTGGGCAGGATTGGGATTTGGCGATAGCCGTGAAAGTCCTGTGTGGCGCGATGCAGGCGATGATTGCGCAAAGCCCGAAGGCGCACACCGCGATTATCAATGTGCAAGGGGATTTTCTGCACACGGATGGCAAGTTGCCACTGACCCCTACCAGCAAGCACGTCCTCGACGCGGACACCAGATTCCCCAAACTGCGACAGGCTGCAATTCGGCTAATCAGGCAAATGGTCGCGTGGGCGCTGGAATCGCATAGCGAAGTTCATCTGATCGTGGCGGAAGGAAACCACGACGAAGAAAGCGCTGGCTGGCTCGCCGACCTGTTCACGGTGTTCTACGAGAAGGAGCCCCGCTTGACCGTCAACGATAGCCAGTTGCCGTTCTATGTGTTCGTGTGGGGCGAGACTATGCTGGGCATCCACCACGGCCACAAGGTCAAGAATGAGCAACTTCCTCTGCTGTTCGCCTCGCAATTCCCGAAAGAATGGGGGCGGACCCGGCGCAGGGAGATTCATTGCGGGCACAGGCATCACCGCGACGAAAAGGAATACAACGGCGTAACCGTTATTCAACACCCGACGCTTGCCGCTCGCGATGCCTATGCAGCGCGCGGCGGTTGGATTGCCGACAGGGCATCATGGGCGATCACGTATCACAAGCGCTGGGGTGGTGTTGGCCGCGTCTGCATCACCCCCGAAATGTTGGAGGTAGCGTGAACGAAATCACCCCAAATCGTTCAAATGAACGGGCCGAGCTTATCGAACTGCAACAGCGCGCCGATGCCTATGCAACCGAGCGCCGCAAGGCCGGCGATACCGCCGGCTCTGACCTGATTATCGAACTGCGGGCCGCGCTGATGGCCTACAAGTTCCGCCTCGACAAAGTAAGGAACGCGCTATGATCCCCACCATCACCGCCCGCTTGGCCGCCTTTGTGGCGCTCAAGTCTGTGCGCCTCGCCGTCATCTTGTCGGGCTGGGCATTCGCCGCTGCTCTCGCATTTGTGACCTATGCGGACCTGCGCATTGAAGGCCCGTTCGGCATCGGCATCGGATATGAAGGTTGGAAGCCCTACGGTGAACGGATGGAGCAAGAGCGGGACGCTGCGCTCGCCACTATCGCCAAGGTCGAGGTCGAGCAGAAAGAGGCCGAGCGCCGCGACAAAGAGCAGCGCGCCGCCGCTGAACTGAAATACCGCCAGATTGCAGAGGAAACGCAAAATGAAATCGAACACCTACAAGCTCGCGCTGATCGCGCTTTCCGCGACTTTGCTTCTCACGCCCGGCTGCGCGCCGAAGGTGATCGAGGTCCGGGCGGCGCAATCATTGCCCCCGCCGAAAGTGGAGGTTCCGCCATTCTTGCTGACATGCCCACCGATTCCCTCGTGGCTGTTGGATACGTTGACCTGCAAGCCTGCAACGACCTCGCCGTCTATGCCATGACGGCGCATTTCTTCGGGCTGCGGCTTGAAGCGCAGAACCGCGAGAACGACGCTGCGCTGTCCATTGCGCCGGTAGGGGGGCAATAGCGTGACCGCCACACCCGCCCGCATGGCGTTCATCCAAAGCGAGTTCCGGCTTGGTGTTGCTGAGGATGCAACCGTTCGCGCCAACCATGGCAATCTTGCGCGTGAAAGCGAGACGATTGAGAGTTGCTTTGACTCGGTGGCGCACGCGACAATCATGGCCGCCGATCGACAAGAACTGCTTTCGGCAGAGCGGCGGCTGTTCGACATTGCCGTCCCCGGTGCAGCGATAGGGTTGGGGCTCGACCTGACCGGCGGCAATCTCCCGGTCGCGGCATATAGCGATACCGAGCGAGGGATTGAGCGCTCGGTTGTGGTGGCTGGGTTCACGGTGAACCTCGCCACGCAACAGACAGAACTTCGGATTTGGGGCTGACATGGCTGTAATCGGCAAACCTTTCTTCGTGGTCCCCATCGCCTTGTCGGGCATGGTGACGGACAGTGCTGATCCTGGGCACCCCGTTCATGCCTTGGGCGAGCATCGAGACATCGGCACGACTTGGAAAACAACCACGACCGGCGACCATTGGGTTCGCGGGCAGATTACCGCGCCGCTCGGTGTGGACTTCTGCGCGGTGGTGGCGGCGAACGCCTCACCCGCTGCGCAGATCCGGGTGAGGCTTGGCGCAACGCAGGCCGAGGTCGATGGCGTTGCGCCGTATGACAGCGGCGTTCTGGACTTCATCGCCACCACGCCGGCCGATCTGCCTGAGGACGGGCTCTATCACTCGCACCTTGAAATTCCGGCGGCCCAAACGGCGACATGGTTCCGCATCGACATCAGTGGGCAAACCGGCATTTTCGAAGCGGCTATGCTCGTGCTGGGAAAGCGCATCACGCCGAGCCATTTCTATGACCTCGACTATGAGCAGGGCCATCAAGATTTGGGCAAGCTGGACGTGTCGCGCTGGGGCATCTTCGAAGAAGAACCGGGCCTGACATGGCGGACGCTCGATTTCGTGCTGAACTGGCAGAGCGAGGCCGAACTCGAAAGCGACTTCCGCCGCCTGCAAAAGCATCTGAATAGCCGGGGCATCTGCTATTGCTGCTTTGACCCTACGGATAGCTCCTATCGCCATGCCCGAACCTATATGGGCGTGGCGCGCAAACCGATGGCGGCGCGGGGGCGGCGCAAGCCCCGGACCTTCGCGCAAGAGTTTTCGCTTCTCTCTTACATCTGATTGAGCTTCGCCGCGCGGGGCTTCGTCTCCCGGCGGTGCGGGGCGGGCGGCGTGTGTGTGGGGCATGTGCGCCGCCCGTTTTTCATTCCCCCGATAGGTGACAAGAACACCCGCCCGCGCTAAGCGCCCGGCAAGCCGGTGTAGCTCAGATGGTAGAGCGCCTGCCTTGTAAGCAGGGTGCCGTGGGTTCGATTCCTGCCGCCGGCACCATTCATTGCCCCGATAGCCCCTCTGCGCGTCTCCACCGATAGGGAGTTGTGTGCAGTTCGGTTCAGTCCAGCCTTACGTCCAGCGACCAACCCAATTGCTTCGCCAGATCGCGCGCCCTTGGGTGCCAGTTGAGATGCTCAAGGATGGCGAAACGCTGCTCGTCGATGTTCTCGCCCGGCGCTACGGCCGTTGCCCGAACCGGCGCGCCCTGCGACCGCACCCCGCCGATACTGGCGATTAACGCGCCGCCCACGCTCTCCCATATCGCAATGCGGCGGGTATATGCCCCCTCGTTGCCGCTGGCCTGCCATTCGGTTTCGGCGATCAATTTACCTTGAAACACATAGCGGGGGCCGAAGGTCTGCTTGACCGCCACGCGGGC